GGCAGCACATGATTTATATGGTAGTGGAAAAGGAAAAGTATCCTTACCATTTAAGTCTCTCTTAAAGTTTGATCCCTCTTTTGGTCCATCGGAAAGGCAAGTTCAAGGAGATTGTGTTTCACATGCAACGCGAAACTCTGTAGATGTTACACGTAGTTGTGAAATTATAAACGGCGAACGTGAAGAATTTGTAGCCCGTGGTGCTACAGAAGGTATTTACGGTTCACGCGGACATGGCGGTGAAGGTATGACCTGTGCTGGTGCTGCTAGATTCGTACATGAAAATGGGGGATTATTACTCCGTCAAAAATACGGAGACTATGATCTTTCAGAGTATAGTGCTATTGGTGGCAAATGGGGTCGCACTGGCGTTCCAGATGAATTAGTAAAGGTAGCCAAGAAGCACCAAGTTAAGACCATTAGTTTAATCAATACAATAGATCAAGCCAGAGATGCTATAGCCAATGGTTATTCTATTAGTGTATGTAGTAATTCTGGATTTAGTTCTAGAAGAGATAAGAATGGTATTGCCGCCCGATCTGGATCTTGGGGTCATGCTATGGCTTGGATCGGAATGGATGATACTCATGAAATTTATAACGAAACACTATTTTTAGTCCAAAACTCTTGGGGGGTTTGGAATAATGGAGAGAAACGTTTAGATCAACCAGATGGAAGTTTCTGGATAAGAGAACGAGATGCAGCAGAAATGTTAGCACAGAATGGTTCTTGGGTATTTAGTGATGTAGACGGCTTTCCTCCAAGAAAAGTAGTTTGGACATTAAAAGATCAATTTTAACAACAAGGGGTAACAAATGGCAATCTCAACAACAGATGTAATTACTAATGTAGTTTCTGGTAGAGAAACAATTCAGAACGGTTCAGCCGTTGTATATTGCTTTTTCGGAAAGCCAGTAAGTGGAAGCGGCAGTTACCAAGCTTTAATTAGCCCTTTTGAATATGAAAAGTCTTATTCTTATACCGCTAACGAAAATAGACTAAAGAATAGATTTGATGATGTTACTTATTACACTGTTGGAAATTCTGGCGTAATTGGAGTCTAAGTATGGCACTTACTAGAATAAATCAATTACCATCTGGAGCAGCAGTTACTGATGATGATATATTTATTGTTATGGATGACCCGTCTGGAATTGCAGTAACAAAAAGAGTTTCTGCCAGCGTACTAAGAAGTTCAATTTTAAATCAAGCTGCACAATTACAGTTGAGACAGGGTACAGAAGTAGAAAGGGGCTTGATTACGCCAGCCAGCGGAGAACCAATTTGGGTTACTGATCAAAAGAAACTTTATATTGGAGACTCTACAACTGTTGGCGGGAATTTTATTGGCCCTTATGTTGAACCCGGTAGTTTTATAATTGGTAGAGGTGGAAATTCCTTCATAGGTGGAGGAATAAAAAATGAAAACTACGGTGATAGCAACACATTGGGTGCTGGAGGTTATAATATAACACGTTCAAGTTATAGTACTATTGGTGGAGGATACTATAATGAAACTTCAGTCGGATCTAATAATGGAACTATTGGGGGAGGCAAATGGAATACAGTAGTTGGAGGTCATTCAACAATTGGTGGCGGTGGAGGAAATACTGCTAATGGAAGTCTCTCAACAATTGGTGGCGGTGGAAGTACAGCTACTGGCAATAGAGGTGTTGGAAATATTGCAGATGGAGATGGCTCAACAGTATGTGGTGGTATAAACAATAACTCAGTAGGTAGCTATTCAACAGTAATTGGTGGAGCTAGTGGAAGATCAACTTTATATGGACAAGTTTCTCATGCCGCTGGATCTTTTGGTAGTAGGGGAGATGCTCAACATTCTATTTTAATAGCAAGACGAGCAACATCAGACGCTACATCAAATACAGTATTAACACTAGATGGTGGTACACCGGGGTCAACCAATAGATTAACAATAGCTGCCTCAACAGCTTGGTCATTCTTAATAAAAATTAGTGCGTATAATACTACTGATAATGCGGCAGCTTCTTGGTTTTTAAAGGGTGGTATAAGAAAAAATGCTGCCAATGGAACAGCATTAATAGGGTCTGTTACTTCAGAAACATGGACAGAAGCTGCTATGTCAACTGCTACCGTTAGTGCTGTTGCTGATGATACTAACAAGGCTTTAGAAATAAGAGTAACTGGTATAGCTGGTAAATCTATAAGATGGGTAGCTGTAGTTGATATTACTCAAGTAAGCTTTGGATCACCATAATGGATAATGCTAAAGGCATTCCACTTAAATGTGGTTCTATATCTGGGGCTAATGCCCCAACATATATTTTTAAAAAACCCACATTCGGTGGAAGTAAAATACAATTATCAGTACAACCATCTACTAGAATAACATCATCGTCTTCTGCTGGAAATATTACTTCTTATGATGCTACGTTTTTAAGAAGTATAAGTGCAGCTTCAATTACAGATTATAATACCATTGTAACTAAAAGTGATGATATACAATCAACTTCTGTATATAGTCTCAATAGCGGAGTAATCCTAGGTACAATTTCAAATGGCGTAGCATCTGGAGTTATAAGCGGTTTAAGTACTGCAAGTACATATTTAGTAGCAACAGCAGTTGGAATACCAAATTGTTTTAGTGTAGCCAGTGTTAATATAGACCAAATATCATCAGCAACAATTGATTCACTTGTGTCATACTCTAATGGAACTCTTGCCAAAAACTGTTACGATGCAATTAATAATAGAATAACTGGAAAAGATCCAACAGTATCAAAACCAATTTTTTCAACTTTAAATCATACATCGTCAACCTATGTTAGAAATACTGGATGTTGGGCATATGATTTAGACTTAACCTGTATTAGTCCATGGAATAGTGCTGGCGGTGTTACTATGGGTGGCACACTCATAAGTCCATGCCATATAGCATTTGCTAATCATTATCAAATAAGTAATGGGTCTAAGATTAGATATATAACATCAAATAACGTTACTGTAGAAAAAACAGTTATTGATCAAATTAATGCCGTTGACGATATACAAATAGGTATACTTGATAGCGACGTTCCATCATCTATTTCCTTTGCAAAAATATTACCAAGCAGCTGGTCAACCTATTTACCAAACTTATATAGGAATACTCGATATAATACTAATTCTGCTGGATTACCCATAATGACTTTAGATTATGATAAAAAAGCCTCAATAATGGAACTCCACTATATACCAGAAAATGCTGGGGCTTATATCAGGTGGTTTTCACAGAACTCAAATTTTTATCCATTCCTAGAGATGGTAATTGGTGGAGATAGCGGTAGTCCATCATTTTTAATTATCAATAATCAATTAGTTTTAATTGTAACTTGGACTAGTTCTATTGCTGGGCCATTCTATGGTGGAATTTATGTTACTCCAATTAATACTGCTATGAATACGCTGTGGACGAGAAATAGTAGATCTGGAAATTCGTATACTTTAACGCCGATTGATTTAAGTGGATTTACCCCGTTCTAACTTGCAATACTCCTAGGATCGGACTATAATAGGTTATGACTAGAAATTTGCACTATATAAGTGGATTACCAAGAAGCGGAAGCACCCTACTTTGTAATATTCTGTCTCAAAATCCAGGTTTTTTTGTTAGCAAGGCTACTAGCGGTTGCCACGATATTCTATTCAGTATTAGAAATCAGTGGGATAGATTGCTAGAACATAAGGCAGAAGGCGTTGATTACAATCAGTTAAAAAGAGTTTTGCAGTCAGTTCTAAATAGTTACCACACTACAGACAAAGATATTATATTTGACAAGGGTAGGGGTTGGTTAAGTCTGATAGAAACTGTAGAATTCATAACGGGCAAAACTCCTAAAATTATTGTGCCTGTAAGAGACATTTCTGCAATACTCAGCAGTTTTGAAAAACTATGGAGAAAAAATACTGGTTTTTCTCAGTGGAATATTGAGCAAGAAGACTATTTTAAAGCCCAAACTGTTGATGGTAGGTGCGAAATATGGGCAAATCAAAATCAACCCGTTGGAATGGCATACAATAGGGTCAGAGATGCTATAAGCAGGGGCTACAAAGATAGCCTATTATTTTTAGAGTTTGAAGACCTAACATCTCTCCCACATCAGACCATGAGAAAGGTGTATGATTATTTAGAACTACCATACTATGAGCATAATTTCAATCATGTGGAACAGGTTACAAAAGAAGATGATGAAAATGTACATAGAATTCCCGGTCTTCATTCTATACGCTCAGTAGTCGAACCCGTAAAAAATGACTCTGTAAATATTTTAGGAGAATTTTTGACTAAAAAATACTCTAACTTAGAAATATGGAAATAATTATTATGAAAAAATATATACTTTTATTGTTAATGCTATCTGGGTGTTCAAATAATATGTTTTGTGTCAATCCAGAAGATATAACAAATATGTACTCTTCTTACGTAACGGAGTGGCAAGAGAAGTGTAAGGCAGCTTTTGACAATGCAGAAAAAGAGGTTTTTAAAGTAGATCCAAAACCACAGCCCGTTGTGGATGTTGATCCAGATCCAGCAAAATGCATTTGCAAAGGTACAGGAATAATAGTTCAAGGAGATGGTCATAAAACAGTATGCCCATTTCATGCAAAGACCACTAATTTAAAGAGGTAATAAGATGGAATCGTGGAACATTTTGTTAATTGGAATTGCTTTGCTTATATTAGCAACTAACTTCGTAGATATTCCATATTGGGTATCTAGATTATTTGCTAAGTCTAAGGTCAAAGTCGTAGAGAACAAAGAAGAGGGATTCTTGGAAATAGTTAGTTTATGGTATCAGCTAAAAAATAAATGCGATGAATACCATTTAACCGTAGCGTCTGACAAATTAGACGAAGTATTTCCACTACTAAACAAAGTAATTGAGGACAACGATGGAAAAGTTTCTTAAGATTAAAAATCTAATAGCACTAGTTCTGCTTGGCATAGCTTTATGCCAACCAATATTAAATATAGTTCCAATCTCACCAAAACCAGATGTTGCTATTCTAAATATTGATCGCCCTAGCGATGAAGTTATAGAATTAGTTAAACCAGTATCATCATTAATAACTGATCCAACAGATAGAGCAAAAGTTGCTATATATAGCCAAGAGTTTGCAAATAGAGTAAAGACCTATGACGCTCAGTTACAACAAATAAATGATGTACTAGCATTATCTGCAAGCGGATTCTTTGAAGGAACCATGAATGATAAGTATAAAGATTTAGATGTAGCTATTATAGATTTAATTACTTCTGCCGTTGGTGGTGATGAAAATCATAAACTAACAGACGAAGAAAAGAATAAAATCTCAGATAGATTTATGGGCTTGGCTTGGTCACTAATACAGAAGAATTAATATGCCAATACCAATTTCACAAATTAAACAAATTGTTGATTTCATTTTTTCTAAGAATGGTTATGACATTAAAAATCTAAATATAAGTTTCCCCCAACCATTAGATATTAAAGTCATAAAAGATCCTTCTGAAAATATTATTTTGTCATTCACTGAATCTCTTCCAAAGGTTACTTGGAAAAAGTATATTAAGCTAAGTGCTTATGTACAGGGCTTGACTTTAGGTAAAGAAGGTGGTACACTCAAGCTAAAGTATCTACCAGATATCAAGTTTTCCTATGATGAAAACTCAGAAACTCTGTTTGGTAGTTCTTTCGACACCAGCGACATAGAAGCTCAGATTGACGCTGAATATGCAGACGAAGAAAGAAACTTTTTAGCCAAAAAATGTTTGCAATACGGCAACGAATGGGCTACAATAGCTAGCCAAAGCGGAACAAACTTTGCGGAGTGTGACACATATAGTAAAAGGCAACTAAAAAGAGATTGCAAAGACTTCGTAATGTCCAATGTAAAACAAGATCCAGAAGTAATGTATGGATCTGTTATACTAACATTTTTGCTGATCTATGTTGTTTTGCCCGTTATATTAAAGTTTATACTTGAAAGATTGTTTAGAAAACTTTTTAACGAATATTGATAGTTGATTAAAAGAAAGAGGGGATTATGCGCGTTCAAAAAAGGAACGGTAGTTTCGAAGTCTACACAGTTGAGAAGATTCATAAGGTTGTAGAGTGGGCGATTAAAGACATCGCTAACGTTTCTTGGTCAGATATAGAGATGAATGCCAACCTCTCTCTAAAAGATGGAATAACCACAGAAGAAATCCATCAAATCTTAATCAAATCTGCCAACGATCTAACTTCTCCCAGCAAACCAAACTATCAATATGTCGCATCTAGACTATTGAATATGTCTCTTAGAAAAGACCTTTGGGAAAATCACGACGCTCCACCAAGTTTGTTTTCTCATATATCAACTAATGTAGAGGCTGAAATATATGATGATGCTCTATTATCAAAGTGGAGCAAAGAACAAATAGATCAGATTGAGAAGTTTGTTGATCACGATAGGGATTACTTATATACTTATGCTGGATTACAGCAGATGATAGATAAGTACCTTATTAAGAATAGATCTACTGGGCAGATGTATGAAACGCCTCAGTTTGCTTACGTAGCAATTGCTATGTCTTTATTTGACACTGTGGAAGAAGTAGAAGAAGCATATGAATGTTTCTCTACATTTAAGATCAATCTTCCAACTCCAATAATGGCTGGCGTAAGAACTAAAATTAAGCAGTTTGCTAGTTGTGTTCTAGTAGACGTTGAAGATAACCTTGACTCTATATTCTCAAGCATCCACGCCGTAGGAAAGTATACCGCAAGGAGGGCTGGTATTGGTCTAAACATTGGTCGCATCCGCCCAATTAACTCTAGTATCAGAGGTGGCGAAGTAATTCATACTGGTCTTATCCCATACTTAAAGATATTTGAGTCAACAGTTAAGGCAACAAGCCAAAATGGTATTCGCGGCGGTTCTGCTACTGTGCATATTCCATTCTGGCATTATGAAATTGAAGACGTAATGACACTAAAGAATAACGCTGGAACTGACGATAATAGAGTAAGAAAGTTGGACTACTCAGTTCAGTTTAATAAGTTGTTCTATGAGCGTTTAATTAAAAATGAAGACATTACATTAATGAGTCCTCATGAAACTGGTGGTCTTTATAGTTCTATGAACAACAATGAAGACTTTAAAAAGCTATATGAAAAATATGAAAACTCTCGCCATATAAAGATGAAGAAAAAAATTAACGCAAGAAAGCTTGCTGAAATTTTTACCAAAGAGAGATTAGAAACTGGTCGCATTTATGTTATGAATATTGATAATGCTAATGAGCATGGATCATGGGATGCCCCAGTTTACATGAGTAATCTCTGCCAAGAAATTATTCATCCAACTATACCCATATCATCCATAGATGACAAAGAGGGCGAAATTGGTATTTGTATTCTATCAGCATTAAACCTACTTGAACTGGAAGATAACAAGGATATAGAAAAGGCTTGCTCTATTGCTGTAAAGTCTTTGGAATCCATTATTGACTATCAAGATTATCCAGTAGCGGCTGGCGAAAACTTTACAAAGAATCGTAGATCACTCGGAATTGGTGTTACTAATTTTGCTGCATTTTTAGCAAAGCACAAGCTAAAATATGATGATGCAGAAACACTAAGATTAGTTCATGAAATTATGGAAAAAATTCAGTGGTACTTACTAAACGAGTCTTGCAAACTTGCTGAACTCAAGGGACCATGTAATAAATTCAATGAGACTAAATATTCTCGCGGATTATTGCCAATCGATTGGTATAAAAAGACAGTTGACGAACTGGTTAAGCCAGAGTATACTATGGATTGGGAAGGCTTGAGAACTAGGATCAAAACCCATGGTCTAAGACACTCTACCCTGACCGCTATAATGCCCTGTGAGTCCTCTAGTGTCATCCAGAACAGCACAAATGGAATTGAACCTGTCCGTAGCCTCATGTCTTATAAAAAGGCTAAGAACGGCATTCTCAAGCAATTAGTGCCAAATTATGCTTCTCGTAAAAATTACTATACTTTAGCATGGGAAATGCAAAATAACAAAGCAATATTAAATATTTGTGCCGTATTACAGAAATTTGTTGACATGAGTATAAGTGTTAATTTATACTACAATTATGCCCATTATCCTGACGGTAATATTCCTTTGAGTATTTTGATCAAAGATCAGATACAGGGGTATAAGTATGGTGTAAAGAACTTTTACTATTGCAACACGCCAGACGGTGATGGTAATACGGAAAAATCATCTGGCTGTGAATCGGGGTCTTGCTCAATATGAAAACAATATTAAACAAACATAACGTTGATTATCTTGCTCAACCGCTTTTTCTAGGCGAGGATCTTTCCTTACAGCGATATGATAAGTTTAAATATCCTGTATTCTTTGATCTATACAAGAAACAGATTGAATTCTTCTGGAGGCCAGAAGAAATAGAACTAAAGAAAGACAGAAACGATTTTAAGAATGACGATGTAATGTCAGAGAATGAGCGTTTCATCTTTACTTCTAATCTTAAGTATCAAACCATGATGGATAGTGTTATCTGTCGCGGTGTGCCAACTCTCACACAATATGTTTCTAATCCAGAGTTAGAAGCTTGTATGAATGTTTGGCAATTTTTTGAACAAATTCATAGTTACAGCTATACATATATTATTAAGAACGTATATAATAATCCTAGCGAAATACTAGATAGCTGCTTAACAGACAAAGAAATTCTTAAACGAGCTAATGTAGCAATCAAAGAATATAACGCTTTACGAGAAGTAGGTCATTCCGGCAAAGTTAAAGATATAAAAAAGCAGATTTACCTAACTCTCATTAGCGTTAACATACTTGAAGCAGTTAGATTTTATGTCTCATTTATTTCTGCATTCGCATTTGCAGAAAACAAAAAAATGATTGGCAATGCAGATATTATTAAACTTATTAAACGTGATGAGGCATTACATCTTTATAATACTCAGGAAATTATTAAGATTCTTCATAATGTTCCAGAAGAGGGATTTGTAAAGATAGCAGAAGAATGCCAAGAAGAAGCCGTAGCAATGTTTGAATCCGCAGCAAATGAGGAAAAAGCATGGGCAGAATACCTATTCAAAGATGGATCAATCATTGGTTTAAATGAAAAGGTTATGGCTGAATATATTGATTGGCTATGCATGACTAGAAGAAAGAATATAGGTTTACCATACGATAAGGGTTGTAGAAATCCAATATCTGGATGGACTGACCCTTGGATGAATAGTGAATCAGTACAAGTTGCACCACAAGAACATGAAATTACTTCATACAAGATTGGTGCTAGTAAGAATGATTTAGAGGATGTTGACCTAGGAGGATTTGATCTATGATTTCTGTTCAATTACTTGATAATAATGCTAAAGTTCCAACAAAGGCTAACATAAATGACGCAGGATTTGACTTATACTCAGTACTTGATACCGTCATACCACCAAAACAACGCAAGACTGTCAGAACGGGGATAGCAATACAAATGCCAGAACACTTTGCCGGTTTAATTTGGCCTAGATCGGGCTTGTCAGTTAAACAAGGTATTGATGTTTTAGCAGGAGTAGTGGATAGCGGATATAGAGGAGAAATAATGGTATGTTTATACAACACTTCTGATGAGGTTGTAGATATAAATACCGGGGATAGAATCGCTCAGATTATATTCCAAGAGGTTCCTCGCGTAAGTATGGAGGTCCATGAAACGTTAGGTTCCTCGCAACGAGGAGACAACGGCTTTGGCAGCAGCGGCAAATAACAATCCGAGAAAAAATAAGAAAAACAAGAATCAACCAAAAGACAATGTTCTAGTTGCTAAAACTGACAATCAAAAAGAATATATCAGATCTATTGTAGAGAATGATATTATATTCTGCACCGGACCTTCTGGTACTGGTAAGTCATTTATTGCTGCTGGAATAGCTGCGGACCACTTGTTAAAGGATAAAATAGAATCTATAATAGTAACACGACCATTAGTTTGCACTGGCAAAGATATTGGTTCTTTACCGGGAGAACTTAGTGATAAAATAAAACCATACCTACAGCCAATGGAAGAAAATCTAAAATACTTCCTTGGTAGAGATAAATTTGGTCTTTATTTCAATACTAGAAGAATTAGATTTGAACCATTAGAAACTATGAGAGGCTCTACATTCCATAATGCATACATGATTCTAGACGAAGCACAAAACTGTACATTAGAACAGATTAAAATGTTTATTACAAGAATGGGCGAAAAGTCTAAGGTTATGATTAACGGCGATACTAAGCAAACTGACTTATATCACGGTAATGGATTAATAGAATGTATTAGTAAATTATCTGGTATAAATGGTATTGGAATTTGTGGTTTAGACTACCAAGATATACAAAGAAATGGTATATTGGGTGCGGTTTTATTTGCGTTAGAATCTTAATTAATTTATAAGGAACTTATGAAGAAAGTAATTGTGAGTTTTGCCCTTGGGGATAAACATTCAGATCTGTTACAAATAGCTGTGCCATCATTCTATAAATATGCCACAAAGCATAATTATGATTTATTCTTACCGTCGTATGAAAAAGTACAAGAAATATGTAACAGATTTGATTGGAATCATGACAGATCCGCATCTTGGTTAAAAATTCCAATATTAAAGTATTTACTGAAAATAGAAAAATACGATCTAGTCTTATGGTTAGATTCAGATATAATTATCAATAAAACTTCACAAGATATTTTTGATGGTTTTTATGAATCTCCTTATATTCAAGGTTTAGTTTTTCATAAAATTCCCGGTATTAACTTTGATGTTCCAAACTGTGGGTTCTGGGTTTTAAAACAAGAATGTATATCACTATTAGATGAGGTTTGGAATAATAAGAATTCTATAGATCCACTATGGTGGGAACAAGGATCTCTTATAGATGCTATGTTTAGAAATCCAATTACTGAAGAGAAAAAAGAATTGTTTGAAAAAACATGTCAACTACCTTTTAGTTATAATGTACATTTACATGATAAAAGGTATAATGAAAACAGTGAAAAAGATGGGATAATTTTACATGCCACCATGCATGAGGATATGATATTAAAAATGAAAATTTGGGCTAATTCAATAGATAAGGAATAATATGTTATATGATTATATTTGTGATGAATGTTCACACGAAATGAAAGACGTTTATCAGTCTATTAAAGATGAAGCTTTTACACAATGTCCAAGTTGTGGAAAAGACGGTCTGAGAAGGGTAATATATGGTGGCATAGCTTCTTTTATGTCTGATCCTAAAACAATAGGTAGTTTGGCAGATAAAAATTGGTCCAAAAAAGGACACTATGAAAGATCTGAAATAGAAGCAAATTCTAAAAAGAATGCACAGGAATCTTCTCCCCTTTCTGCTTTTGGATCTGCATCTAAAAAAGAGATAAATAAAATGACTGAGACTCAAAGAACTAAATACATAATGACAGGTGAAAAATGAAGTTTATAAATTCATCAGATAGTGTTGAAAATATTGATAAAAAAGAAATTCATGAAGTATTGTTGAATAAGCTTGGTTTACCAATCACAGATGAATCTGAACGAGTTTTTGCTAAAACTATTACAACAGACATGGGAGAAGGAAGAATTCAGATGAAATATCTTGTTCTTGCTTTTAACAATCAGCCATATGATCCTTATGGTGCTGATAGTCATAGAGAATCAAATCTAAGATTAGAGTATAAATCTGTTAGCCAACAAACTCACAGTTACTACACATCGTATTTAAAAACCAAAAACTCATTATATATGACAAGAGCGCAGAGGAGTTTTATTAATGGCTAAAACAGGACCACTAGGAAAAGCAGAAGCTTTTTATGTTGAGGAAAAATTTAAATCTGGTCAGTCGATGGAACAAATAGCAACAGATTTAGATAGAGCGGTTGGGGCTATAGAGAAATATATTAAAAAAAGCAAAGTTGAAGCACCAAGAACATTAATTGACCAGCAATTTGCTCGTCAGAGTGGTGCTACAATAATGACAGAAAGTGCATCTACAATGATAGATGAAAACAAAAAAAGTACCCCAATAAAACACAGTTGTGTGACTAAGATAAGATGAAAAACTTCATAACATCATATAAAGATTGGCTAGAAGAATATAAAAAAGATAAGTACAAGACTTGGATAAGAGCAATCTTATCTAATGATTTAGAAATATATCTTATAGATTATTCAGATTGGTTTGAACTAAAAACATATTGCAAAGAAAAGAAGTTATCAGTAAAAAAAGTTGGGTTACAGTACCGATCTCACTCCATAGAGGTTGACACACTAGACTCAGATGGTGTATACTTGACACGATCCATTATAGGATCATTCGGTCAGTCAACACGCCAAACATTTACTATTGGTATGTTACATGATGATATTGTTAAGAAAACTATTTGGGTTATCCCAGAATTGATTAAAGAATTAGAAGACGAAGATAATATTGCGGATTGTTTTGAGGAAGCATTGATTCATGACTACACCGAAAAAAGAGAAGCCTGACCTTTTTAATCAAGACTATCAAAAGCAATGGTCTGAAACTCATAAGTATAAGCATATTCATACTGGTGAATATTGTACTTTTGAAGCATACGTTGCAGAATATATAGTTTTGAGAAGGTCTGAGAAATTGAACTTGGGGAAACCATCATATAAGTTTTGGACTAAAGGAGATCCCCTACACTGGCTGTGGAAAAAACAGCACGGTGCTGCTGTCCAACTTAGAAAGAAATATAGTGAAGAAGCTATATTGCAAGCTATAAAATCTAAAGACTTTGATAGGCTATTAGTGCTTGGGGTGCAAAATGGAAGAGGATATAAAATCAGTCCAGAAGCAGAAAAAGTAATTGCAAAGTATCAAAAGAAGATTGAAGAAGAACAAAATAAACCCCAAGTTAATCTTGAAGTCAAAGAAGAAAATACTCCGCTTGAAACTAGAGCGTCCAGCGGCTATAATACAAAAAGGACAACGTTGAACCAATTGAGGAATTTATGAGCAAAGCCAAGAAGATAACTGGTAAGTTTTCAGAAGACGCAGTAAGCAATTCAATAGTTAGTAAGTATGGAGATGTTGTTAGAAGTGGCACAGAAGTACTTCAGAATATAAATAGTCTTGGGGTTATAGGAATATCTCCAGCCCTTGATATCGCTTTAGGTGGCGGATTAAGAGAGGGGTCTGTTGTAGTAATGACAGGAGATCCAAAAAGTGGAAAGACCACGACAGCTTTGCACTTTGCTGCCAAGTGTCAAAAGCTTAGTAAGAGAATCATTTATATCAACACAGAGGGTAGACTATCTAAGCAAAACTTTGATGGTATCAAAGGTCTAGAACCAGATAATATCATCATTATAGAATCAACAGACGAAAGGGTTCTATCAGCAGAAGATTTTCTAAATATCATTGAGTTTTACATTAATAATGATCCCGGTTGCCTTATCATTACTGACTCACTATCTAACATGGTTCCAGCATGTGAATTAGAGGGAGAAGTTAGAACGGGCGTAAGAAATGCTTTGCCAAGATTACTCTCCATGTTTTTCAAGCGTATTAGCGGTACGCTTATGAAGAATAAGACTATATTAATTTGTATCACTCACAATATTGCTAATACTGGCGGATCTCCATACGCACCACAAAAGATGGCAGATTGTGGAAACATGTTGCAGTATCAAGCTGGTACAAATATGGTAATTACTCATCGTGGAAAGTGGCAAGTGCCAAAGGATACCGGTGTTCATGTTGGTCAAATAGCCAACTGGGTAATAAAAACATCAACCGCTGGCGGTAGGCCAAATAGTACAGCAGAAAGTTGGATCAAGTATGGGGTTGGCGTTGATGAAGTACAAGAGATAATTCAGATTGCCTGTGAGTTTAGGCTTATAAAGGCGGCGGGTGCTTGGTATACTATACAGTGTGCTGTAGATGAGCCAGAAAATCCCATTGTTTCCAAGGTACTAGAAGAAAACCAAATAGGCAAGACTCAAGACGAAATAGAAAGATTCTTTAAGTTTCAAGGCGTTAATAACGTAGCAGAATTCTTGAATGGTAATCTAGCAATTTCATCATTTATTTATAACAAGATAAAGGAGCTTCATTGAAAGTTACGGGCATAAATGGTAAAGAATATGCATGGAATCTAACTGGATATGATGTTTTTAATGATGATAAACGTAAGCGTTCTAAATATCATATGCGGGCTAGAAACTTACTAAAAGAAATCTACAATAGTTATAGAATATTAGAAGAAGTAAAGTTACCGGGAAGCACAGCCTTGCATAGAAAATCTGTACTGTACCTTGACTTTTACATCCCTTCTATTAAACTGGGGGTTGAGGTTCATGGAGAGCAGCACTATGATTACAATCCATTCTTTCATAGGAGCAAAGCGGACTTCATAAAAGGTCAAGTTCGTGACGATGATAAGATAAATTGGTGTGAGTTGAATGGAATTGAACTAATAACCCTAAAATATTCAGAAAGTGACGATGAGTGGCGACAAAGAATTAAAGGCATCTGATAAGTTAGCAGAATATATAGCATCAATCAATGACTATATAAATTTGAGTAATACAAAGTTCTCTTCTTTTAGAGAAGAATATTTGTTTGTAGCAGATATGTCATCTGATCAACTTAGGAAGTTAACACAGACAGAACTATTTGATGCCGCATATCTTTTATATGGTTACGCTACCTATATTCAAGATGAAATAAGTAAGAATAAAGTGGCATTGAACTGGTGCAATGATCAAATGGAAAAACTAATTGTTAAGAATAGTCAAGAGTTTGGTCAGTATACTAAGCACGAATCTAAGAAGCATATACTAGCTAATAGTAATTCATATGCTGCCTCGCTAGAGAATATGAGAGAAGTAGCAGAGGCTAGGCTACAATCATTAGATGGTAAGGTATTTGAACTAAAGAGAAAAGCCGATATACTACTTGAGAAAGGTAAAAGATCATGAGTATGAACGATTTTATAAACATGCTTAACGACGAACAAAAGCAAGCTTTGTTAAAGGCACTAGTTGGTGATAGTCCAACCGTAGCTAGTGTTCCAAAAGAAGTGAGAAAAGAAAGCATAAAGAAGATACAGTCTTCCACACCCCCTGCAAGTGTGAGTGAAGATTTTACAATGTTTAAGCAGGATAGTAATTCTAATACTAATACTAGGAGAAAAGAAGCCGTGAGAGCTAGAAAGAATGAATGGAAAGATACGGGTGAGTCTAGGGATGTAGAAACTCCACAGTTTGAAAGAACACCCCGTCGCCGTGAGCCATACAAAAAGGTAGAAGTAGAATGCCACGTTTGTGGAAAGTCTTTCAAGGAAGATCCAAAGACTATTCATGGAGAATACTATCGTTGCAATAGATGCATCGGTAAATAATATGGAAGTAACACTAACTGATATTGGATCAGAAAGAGCCGTTTTAGCTGGATTATTGCAGCACGGTATAGATGGATATGTAGCGGTATCTGATATAGTGAGTCAAGACACTTTCGGACATTTGAACAATCAAATATTGTTTAAGTGCATTGAAAAGGTTATTCTCAATGATCAGAAAGTAGATATACCATCCATATTGTCCGCAGCAGATCAGTTAAATCTTTCTGAAAGCATAAATACAGATCAAGAGTTGAAGTATATAAAGTCTCTAATGGACTTCCCCATCAACAAAGATAATGTGTTTAGCTTTGCAATACAGATGAAGAAGTTTGAGTTTGCACGTAAGATAAAAGGTCTTACTGCAAAGATTCATAAGGATGTAGATAGTGTTACCGGTGCTGAATCTATAAATGAGATTATACAAATACTTGAGAATCCAGTTACTGACTTCTTAAGGGAAGATGATAGCGGAGATCTTCCAGAAAAGATTGGCAAGGATGCTAAAGATTATATACAGTTTCTAGAAGAGAATAAGTGTGATATCATAGGTATTCCAACGGGCTTCAATAAATATGATGAAGCAATTGGTGGCGGATTAAGAAGGAAGTGTGTTGATTTAGTATCAGCAAGACCAAAGGTTGGAAAAAGCGTATTCGCTGATAACGTAGCACTAAATGTATCTTCTGGTGGCGTTCCAGTATTAATGTTAGATACAGAAATGAGCAAGGAAGACCATTTAAATAGACTATTAGCAAATATTAGTGGAGTTCCAATCAATGAGGTTGCCACTGGTAAATTTACAGACGATGAAGAAAAACGACGCAAGGTGATGGAAGCAATTGAGAAAATTGAATCCATACCTTACAGTTATGTTAGCGTTGCTGGAAAACCGTTTGAACAAATACTTAACCTAATCAAGCGTTGGGTTATGCAAGAAGTCAGAATTGGCGACAACGGCAAGACAAACAACTGTCTTATCATATATGATTATCTTAAGTTAATGTCATCGACTTCTATTACTAATAATATACAAGAATACCAAGCACTTGGTTTTCAGATTACATCGCTACATAATCTTTGCGTAAAGCTTGACATACCATGCTTGTCCTTTGTACAATTGAACCGCGACGGCATAACAAAAGAAAGTACAGACGCTGTTTCTGGATCAGATAGATTGATTTGGCTATGTACATCATTCAGCATATTCAAAATCAAATCTCCAGAAGAACTAGCAGAAGATGGGCCAAACGCTGGAAACAGGAAGCTTGTGCCAATTGTTTCAAGGCATGGTGGAGGTTTGGACGATGGTGATTATATTAACATGGTAATGCAGGGATCTCATGCTAAGTTAAGAGAACTTAAAACACGTAATGAATTTAAGAATCAACCAGTTGGAGATACTGGTATGGTGGATCAAAACATATTAGATAAGCTAAAAATTAATGGACTTGCAGAAGATCAAGAATAGCCTTAACGAGCAGTCAGAAGAAGTATTCTCAAAACTAGGTATGAAATACGAGGTTTTGGGGGATAACATCTATTGTAATTGTCCTGTTCACGAAGGCAGCGATAATCCAAGAGCATTCTCATTCTCTAAAGATAAGGGCATATGGAAATGCTGGACTAGAGATTGTCAACAACAATATAGAAATGATATATTTGGAGTAATAAGAGGATCACTATCTAAAGAAAACGGAGTAGAAGCAGAATTTTCTGACGCTCTAAAATGGGCTTGTGATTTTCTAGGCATTAAAAAGGGTAGAAGTTCATCTCAAAAAACTGTTATCAAAGAACCAGTAAAAGAAGATGAGTTTAACAAACTGGTAAGTACGCTCAACTCTAGTATCAAACTAGATGATAATTATCCGTCAATTGAAATAGAAGAATGCGTAAAAATACCATCACAATACTTTATGTCTAGAGGATTCAAGCCAGAAACTTTAACTCACTTTGGCGTTGGTGATTGTTATGATCGTGGATCAAAATTATATGAAAGATCAGTAGTTCCTATTCATAATGATACTGGAGATAAAATAATAGCCTGTATAGCAAGATCTATAAAAGACTATAGAAGTCCAAAATTTCTTCTAGATCCAAAGGGGTTTGATAAGAGATACTTCTTTTATAACTATCACCGGGCTATAGAAAGCGTTAATCAAACATCATCATTGTTTCTTGTAGAAGGACAGGGCGATGTTTGGAGACTATATGAAGCTGGTATTACTCAGTCAATGAGTCTTTTTGGTAGGAGTCTTAGCAAAGAGCAAGAGCTAAAACTGTCTAAAATGCCCCTCACGCATATAATAGTCTTACTAGACAATGATCAAGCCGGTCGAGAGGCAAAGGTTCAACTCCAGAGACAATTGGGTAGAATGTATAAATTATCTTTCCCCAAAATACCAACTAAAGACGTTGGCGAAATGAGAGTAGAACAAATAAAGAACATTATCATACCACAGGTTAGGGGAACAATAAATGGTTAAAATCATTGGTATTTCTGGCAGAAAGCAGTCTGGTAAAAATACTGTAGCAAACTATATTAATGGTCAAGTGCTAAAAGAAAGGTCTATGATTAATGACTTTGCTATTAGCGATGATGGCAATTTATTAATAAACACTCAGGATATAAATGGAACAAGTGGGTATGGAATATTTGATGTTACCAGAAAAGATTCAATTTTTGTGGAGTACGCACAAAGAGAATTATGGCCTTATATCAAGGTGTACCATTTCGCAGATTACTTGAAAGACATGTCAGTTAATCTATTTGGGCTAAATTCTAAGAACGTATATGGTAATGATGACCAAAAGAATGAATCTACCCCTTTTCTATGGGAAGAAATGCCAACAGAAACAAATAAAGTTGGAAATATGACACACAGAGAGTTTTTAGAGTACTTTGGGACTAAGATAATAAGACGAGTTAAATCGGATGCTTGGGTACATGCCACAATAAACAAAATATTAGATGAAGATTCTCAGTTGGCTATTGTTCCAGATGTTAGATTCCCCAACGAAGTTAAAGCCATAAAAGATAATGGTGGAATTATTATCAGATTAACTAGAAATATGTTCAGTAGTGATTCTGAGTCAGAGTCATCATTAGATAGTGATAAATTTGATTGGCATAATTTTGATATAGTAATTGATAATCATAATATGACACTAGAAGTTCTATGTGATGAACTCAAAAATAATAACTTTTGGAGATTTTAAATGCTAGTAACTTACATACGATCATCTAGTTATAATAATTATGCATATTGTCAAATGCAATATTTCATAACATATGTTCTTGGGCATCAGCCAGATAGTGGTAAAAAGGCAGAGTTAGGGACTATTGTTCATAAGGTAATGGAAACATTAGCTCAACTTAAAAAGTATCAACAAGATAATCCAAAGAAGTTAACTTTGTCAATAGAAGATGATGCTTTAAAAACAGTATCAATTAAAAAGAATGAATTGTTGACTAGCACACTAGTTGACAAACTTTTATCTAGAAGTTTTGATTTCTATACCGGTGGCTCTAAGCACACATTTACTAAGGGCGATAGAGACTTGTGCTTAAAGCTTGTATGGGATACCCTAAAATATAATGATGGTCAGTTTGACCCTCGACTAAGGAAAATAGTGGCGGCAGAGCCTCATTTTGATATACCAATTGATGAAGATTGGGCTTTTTATGAGTATGAAGTAAATGGTCAAAAGGTTAAGGGGCAATTGGCTATTAAGGGTACAATTGACCTAGTTACAGAGACAGAAGAAGGCATTATTGAAGTAATAGATTGGAAGACGGGCCGCAGGCTAGATTGGGCAACTGGTGAGGAAAAGACATATGGTAAATTATGTTCAGATCCTCAGTTGTTGCTATATAATTATGCCATCTCTAAGCTTTTCCCCCAGTACAAGCAGTCAATAATGAGCATCTTTTTTATTAAGGATGGTGGTCCATTTTCCATGTGTTTTGATAAAGCTGATGAAAAAAAGTTCTTGGAGATGCTAAAGGAGAGGTTCCTAGATATCAAAAAGAACGAAAAACCACAGCCAATTTCACAAAATAGAGAGAACTGGAAATGCACCAAATTATGCCACTATTGCAAGAATAAGTGGCCCGAAACCGACCAGAACATGTGTATATATATAGAGAATAGCATTAAAACTAAGGGTATGGATCAAACCATAAAGGATTGTACGAGGTCAGGATTTGATATTGGATTCTATTCTGCTCCCGGCTGAGAAAAGGAAATATGAGTAAATTACTTACTATAGGAATGGCTACATATGACGATTTTGATGGGGTATATTTTACCACTCAATCGTTAGTAATGTACCAAGAGATACTAAAAAATATTGACTATGAGATAATAATTGTAGACAATAATCCAAGTGGAAAGCACGGGCAGGCTGTTAAGGATGTATCTGGTTGGCTTAGAAATCATGTAAAATATATACCATATGAAGAAAAGGCTAGTACAGCAGTAAGAAATGAAATATTCTCTAACTCATCTGGTAAATATACAATATCTATTGATTGCCACGTTCTAATAAAACCCGGTGGATTAGAATCATTATTAAAATACTATGAGAGTAATCCTGATTGCAAAGATATTATTCAAGGTCCAATGATATATGATGATCAAGTTAGTTATTCAACTCAATTTGATCCATCTTGGCGTGGAGATATGTTCGGTATATGGGGTACAAATACAGAAGCTTACGAAAAAGGTGAACCTTTTGATATACCCATGATGGGACTTGGACTTTTTTCATGCGAAACAAAAAACTGGCTAGGCTTTAATAAGCACTTCAAAGGATTTGGTGGAGAAGAAGGATATATACACGAAAAATTTAGAAGGAATGGTGGACGAGCAATATGCTTACCACAGTTAGGATGGTTACATAGATTTGGTAGACCAGAAGGTGTTAAATATAGACTAGTCTTAGAGGATAGAGTTTGGAATTATTTCGTTGGATGGTTAGAAATAACAAAAGACCCAAATGATATAATGGTTTTGGGTGCATATAATTATTTTAGAAATAGAATACCCAGAGAAAGTCTAGACAATATTTTTAACGACGCTAAAAAACTAATACTTGGAGATAATTATGCCACTTCCTAAAAGAAACAAAGATGAAGATAAAGATAAATTCGTAGCACGATGCATGAGTAGCGATGCTATGAAGAAAGAATATCCAGATAATTCTCAAAGAGTGGCAATTTGTATGAGTCAAGCCACGGCAGATTGCGGTTGCGTAGAATCCGCAGACTTTTATATGCAAATGGAAGCTGGATATGAAGAAGAAATTGATGAAAATAATTTCTATATTCCTGCTGAAGCAGAATATGAAGACTTTGGCGAAGAAACAGAAGAGTGGGACATTGCTGGAGAAAAACCGGGACTTTGGGAGAATATAAGGAAGAAAAAGGAACGAGAGGGCAAAAACTATAAGCCAGCAAAAAAGGGCGATAAAGATCGTCCAGATCCAGAAGCTTGGAAAAAAGCTCAATCTGACGATAGTACAATGGCTATTGAACAAATTCAAAAAATGCGGGATCAGCTTGTTGAAATAGCATCAAAAATTAATGAAATGGTTGATACTTCAATAGAATTTGAAGATTGGACTAAGGATATGATTTCTAAAGCGGAAATATATGTACAAAATATATATGATTTTGTTAAGTATTATAGTCCAGATAAGTATGAAGATGATGACTTATCAGAAACAGAAGGTAAATACGAATACCAAGACCCACAAACTGGAGAAGTCTATCAATATAGACGAAAAGGTTATTACGAAAAAGACGGAAGAGTTTTAATGTATATGGGAGAAGGTAGTGAATATCAAGGTAGAAAAGTTACACTAAATAAACCCTTTAGAACTCCAGATGGTCCAAAGAAGTTTAGCGTATATGTTAAGAACGATAGGGGTAATGTAGTCAAGGTAAACTTTGGCGATCCAAATATGGAAATCAAAAAAGATATTCCAGCAAGACGTAAAAGTTTTAGAGCAAGAATGAGATGCGATAATCCCGGCCCTAAATACAAAGCAAGATATTGGGCTTGTAAAAGCTGGTAACAAACAAAATAATAGGAGAAAATTATGAATAAAATAAATGATCTTTTAGAACAGCAGTCACAAGCACAAGAAGTAAGTGGTTATTCTAGTGACCAAGTAATTGAATTAATAAAAAAATCTCTTAATATTCACTGGCAGCAGACAACTGTTTTAACCGCACAGGCAGAACATCTTAACAGATGGGGATACAAGAAATTAGCAGCAATTATTAAAGAAGATGCAATTCAAGAACAAACACATGCTGCAATTAATATTAAAAGATTAGAGTTTTTTGATGCTGACTATCAACCATTAGTAGTAAATCCACCAGTATGGAAAAGACACGATATGGTAGAAATGATTAAATATAATCTTAATTCAGTAAGAGAAGCATCAGCAGCAGAAAGAGCAACAATAGTTGCCGCAAGATCTGTTGGAGATGAAATTACAGCTAATATGTTTATTGAATTACTACAAGGTAGTGAAGATGGGATAGAATTATATGAAGGTTTTCTAAAGCTAATTGAACAAATGGGTATTGATAACTTCTTAACTTTACAGGCTTAATAATTTTTGAATGGGGGTCATATTGACTTATGGCCCCCAAGATGGTATAATAAGTTGTTGATCTCTTGATTTTGAATAAGGACATATATGAATTGGTTCCCGTTGAAGAACTTTACCCACTATAGTTTGCTCAAAGGTTATTCTAAACCAGAAGAATTAGCAAAGAAATGCAAGGATAATGGATATCCAGCATGTGGCATTTGTGATTATAAAACATTATCTGGTGCAGTTGCCTTCTATAAAGCCTGCAAGAAGCAAGGCATAAAGCCAATCATTGGATGCTCTTTTGATTTTGCTACACTTTTTGCCAAGAATAAAGATGGGTGGTACGAGTTAATTGAGATGGTTTCATCATTAGATGAAAATGGTAAGTTGCCAAGAGAATTTGACAGCAAAGAGATTAGCAAAAATCTCATTAGTGTATTTAATGCTCCTACCGAATCAATGCCTATTAGTTATTACACTAATAAAGAAGACGCCAAACTTCACAGAATATTATTATGTTCTGATATGAAGACCACGTTACCAAAAATAAAGAAGAGTATTAAGCCAGACAACAAAGGTGGTATAAATGTAGACTCAAAATATCCACAGGAACACATGGATAAATTAGTATATTTTATGCAAGACTCTTTTTATGTTAAAGGCGAGGATGAATCCAAAAGTCTAGATACATCTAAACTAAAAGAGATTTATGACCAGTGTGAAGACTATGATATTCTCAGCAAACCAATGTTGCCTAAATTTGAATGTCCAAAAGGGGCATCAGAAGAAGATTATCTCAAAGAACTATGTCGTGTTGGCTGGAAGCAGATATTAATAGATCAAAACAAGGTATCAAACGAAGAAGATAAGCAGAAGTATTTGAGTAGATTCAAGGAAGAGTTTGATGTTATTAAAGATGCTAATCTATTCGGATATTTTCTTATTGTTCGTGATATTATAAGACATGTTAATGAAATGGGCTGGCTATCTGGTCCCGGTAGAGGATCTGCCGCAGGTTGTTTAATATCATATTTAATTGGCATCACAAAGATTGACCCAATAGAGTTTGACCTTCTATTTGCACGATTTTATAACGCTGGACGAAACAGTGCTGATCATATATCTCTACCAGATATTGATATAGACGTTCCCGGTACTAAACGTGATGAAATTATCGCATATCTAAAGGATAAATATGGGAATAGTCGAGTTAGCCAAATGTTAACATTCGGAAGACTTCAAGGAAAGAGTGCCATTAAGGAAGTATTACGTGTTAATGAAGCTTGCTCATTCTCTGAAATGAATGCTATAAGTAACTGCATACCAGATGAAGCAAGAATATCAGATCAATTAGCAGAAATGGATGATGAAGACCGCTCCATTATTAAGTGGGCATTGATTAATAATTCTGAAGATCTACGAGATTTCTGTAGAATATCAGAAGATGGTAAACTTGAGGGTGAATACGCTGAATATTTTGAACAAGCTATTCAGATAGAGGGAACATTTAAGACTCAAGGCAAACATGCGGCTGGTGTTGTAATTTCAGCAGAACCACTGCAAAAAGTATGCCCGATGGTAAAACAGAAAGGCTCACCAGAAAAGGTGGCTGGACTTGAAATGGCAGACTTAGAGGCACTGGGTCATGTAAAGTTTGACGTTCTAGGAATTAATTTGCTAGATAAAATTATGAAAATTGAAGAACTAACAGGAGTATCTAATGGCTAACAGGGACTATATTATATTTGACTTTGAAACAGGATCACGTAATCCACATAAAACTCAACCTACGCAGCTAGCTGCAATTGCCTTAGATGGAAGAACATTGCAGATGAAGGGGCAATTCAATAGTGAAATTAAGCCTATTTTTGATGATGAAAAGGCTATAGCGGCTGGATTTGATCCCATACAAGATGAAGCTTTAAAGATAACAAAGAAAACAAGAGAACAATTAGAATTAGCACCATCCTTAAAAGCAGTATGGAATAAGTTCACCAAGTTCGTTGATCAGTACAATTGGAAGGGTGAAGCATTTTTTAACCCTATTCCAGTTGGCTTTAATATTATTGGCTTTGATATGCATATCATACATAGACTATGCAAGGAATTTGGACCTTGGGACAAAGAGAGAGAACAGCAAAAACTATTTAGTAGAGTCTATAAGATAGATATTATGGATAGTGTATTTGCTTGGACAGAAAGCGATCCAAGTGTTAGGTCTATAAGTATGGACTCATTACGCGAGAGAATGGGCTTGAGTTTTGATAATGCTCACGATGCTCTACAGGACGTTAAAGATGAGGCAAATATATTTATTAAGCTTATGAAGACTCATCGTGCGGTATATCAGAACATGAACTTTGATAAGGCGTTTGCTGACGGAAATTTGTATGTTAAATAATTTAGACTATAATGATAAGGCAACTTGGCAACTGTTCGCAGAAGGCAAGACTAAGGGAATCTTTCAATTAGAAAGCAACCTTGGAAAATCATGGTCTAAAAAGTTAGCACCTACTAATATTGAAGAACTATCAGCACTAATTGCTATCATTAGGCCGGGAACTTTGAAAGCAATTGTTGATGGGAAAAGTATGACCCAGCATTATGTAGACCGTAAGCATGGTAGAGAAGAAGTAACATATCTTCATCCAGCATTAGAAGAGATTTTAAAGCCAACGTATGGTGTTCTTGTATATCAAGAGCAGTCTATGCGTATAGCAGAGAAAATCGCTGGCTTCAATTTACAAGAGGCAGACGTTCTTCGTAAGGCCATTGGAAAGAAGAAGGCCGATCTTATGAACGAAGTTAAAAAATCATTTATAGCAGGAGCAGAGCGTGTTGGAATCGTAGGCAAAGAGAACGCAGAAGAAATCTTTGGATGGATTGAAAAATCTTCTAGGTACGCATTTAATAAATCTCATAGTGTTTCATATGCGGTATGTTCTTACTGGAGTGCATACTTTAAAGCTCATAATACTAAAGAATTCTTTTTGTCTTATCTATTCTATGCTAATGAAAAGCAAGACCCTCATCAAGAAGTTTATGAATTGATATCTGAGGCAAAACTATTTGACATTGAGACAAGAACTCCAAGTTTGACTAGTTTTGATAGAAAATTCAATCTTAAGCGTGGCAAGATATACTTTGGTATTAAAGATATAAAGTCATTAACGGGTGCGACCGGCGATAAGTTAATTGAAACTATTATAGTTGCAGAACAAGACTTAGGAAAGAGCGTTGACAAATTTACTTGGCTTGAAATCTTACTTTTTATAGGATCAAATATTAGCTCTACTGCATTCAAGGCTTTAGCTTCCATAGGATTCTTTAGAAATTTCAAAGGTAATGTTACTAGAAACAAAGCCCTTTACGATTATGAAATTTATAGAACTCTTACTAAAGCAGAACAGACTTGGATATTAAATCATTATAATGATAAAAAGTGGAGTTCCTTTGTGGATTGCTTGAGAGATTTAGCACCGACTAAAAAAGAGGGCGGTGGAACTAGCAAGGCTGATAGAAAACAGGCCATAGAAAATGAGATACAACTACTAGTAAGTCCACCTTATGATCTAGAAGATGATCCAACTTGGATTATAGATCAAGAAGTAAAATTCTTAGGTTGTCCCGTTACAATGACAAAAGTGGAGACTTCTGATACTTCTGCCGCAAATACTACTTGCAAAGAAATAATAAATGGCAAGAAGGGCAAGGATATGTGTGTAGTTGCAAACATTCAAAGATTATCAGATTACACAATTAATAAGGGTGAATCTAAAGGTCAGGTAATGTCATTTCTAACAATAGAAGATGATACATGTATACTTGATAGCGTTATAGTATTCCCAAAGACCCGTGAAAAGTATAAATATATTCTTTATGAAGGAAACAACCTAATTTTCTGTGGGTCAGTAAGTGACAAGGATACATCATTTATAGTTGACAAGATTCATGAAATTTAACGGTTGTTTTTTTGATCAGTCGCTGCTAATATATTAAGATAGGAGATTTGAATGAATATATGTTCTTTTACGGGATATTTAGTAGAAAATCCCAAAGTATCAGTTGTTAATGATGTTGTTTTAGCAGAATTTACTATGGTGGTCTATACCTACCGCAAAACAAAAAGCGGAGAAAAGAATAGAATTCCAACATATATAAACTGCGAGGCTTGGCATACTGGTGCAGAAACTATAGAAAAATATGCTACAAAAGGTACAAAGTTAGTAATATGTGCATCTGCAAAACATCCAGATAGAGATAGTTCTGAAATTATATTTAGAGTAAATGAGTTTGATTTTTGTCACGGCGATTTTGAGGATTAAATGATACCAAGCAATATTATACTAACATACAAAAATGATAATGTTCCAGCTTATGTATTCAATAACATAAAAAGATTAAATCCAGATAAGAATATATTATTTTTTACAGATACTGACGCTATTGCATTTTTGTCACAAGAATATGGTTCATCTTATGTAGACTTTTTTAATAGCCTAAATCTTGGATGCACAAAGGGTGATTTTTTTAGATATTGCTATCTACTAAAATATGGTGGCTATTATTGCGATATAGACATAGAACACGTTACCCCAATATCAAACTACATATCAGATAATACAGAATTTTTTAGCATTAATTCTGGTGCTTGTCAACATACTACATTTCAAGCTCTTCTATTTTGCGAACCAGACAGTCCAATTATCAGAAATTGTATATCTGATATAATGAACCCACATTCATCGACCAATCCGTTTTATTTTACTACCGGGGATATGTACAAAAATATTAAAAATTTCCTCTCGGTAGAAGAAGTTATATCTGGTAACTACTTTAAAAATGATAAAATTGTAGGCATAGGACAGGAAACACCAATTAATAATAGGTGGTGCTGCGTATATAAAAACTTGCTTATAGCCTTCTCAAGATACGAAACTTACCAAAAAAGTTCCCCCGGCACAGATAAAGAAATAGGATTTTTTATATGAGAAAACCCAGAATATTGTTTTGCAGCGAAGCCACATTTTTAAACACTGGATACGCTACATATACTAGAGAAATATTAAATTATCTTCACAGTACTGGCAAATACGAAATTGCTGAAATGGCGTCCTATGGAGAGAGAAATGATAAAAATGCCAAAAATATTCCTTGGAAGTTTTA